CGAGAAGCTTGCCAAGGCCCCCGCCAACAGCGCCAGCAGCAGCCGCATCAGCTGCGCCCATCGCGCCGCTCAGGGTAGCCATCGACGTCGCCAGGGTGCTGATGTTGGCCGCCATGCTCACCATGCCAACAGCAGCCAGGCCGGTTAGCGCGCCCGTCACGCCGATGATGCCGTACGTCACCACCTTGAAGGCGGTCGGGCTTTCCTTGGCGAATTCGGTCAGCTTCTCCAGCGCAGATGCGGCTTTCTCCATGGAGTCGGCCAGCAGCGGCAACAGGATTTTGCCCATGCGTTCTTCGGCGTCATCCAGGCGCGCGCGCGCGTTGTCGATTTTGCCCTGGGTCGATTGCTTGTTGACCTTGTCGGATTCCTCAACGCCATTGGCCTGCATGACGTTGTGGCGGTCCTTCCAGATGTTTGCGCTGAAACGCAAACGACTCAGCAGCATGTTCGCCGCGTTCGGGTTCGACGTGATGGCGTTTACGAACTTCATCACGGCGGCAGGGTCTTCCAGGTCAACGCCTTCCTTGCGGGCCTGCGGTGCCAGGTGCTTGTCGACCCACTTTTGCGGGTCCTTCAGAAAAAGTTCGGCGTCGACCAACGCGTTTGGCGAAACCGTGTTCACGCGTCCGTTCTTGTCGAACTTGATGCCGCCTCGATCCATCAGCCCCTTTTCAAGCAGATGGTCGAACGCCGTGTGCTTCTGATGGCCGCCAATCCACGCATTCACCAGCGTACTGCTGGACGTGCCGTATCGGTCAGCGCCCATGCTCTGCTGCAGGAACGTGTCACCGAAAAACGCCTCGTCGCTCATGGCCTGGGCAGCGCCCTTGCCAGCACGCTGCGCAAGCAGTTGGTCGGCAATCGTGACTTTGCCGTTCGAACCCGTCAGCGCCTTGAATGACCAGTTGTACTTCTCGCGCATCGCTTCGGGACTGGCAGCGCCGCCGCGTTCTTCCGCGACCTTCGCCATCTGATACGCAGAGTCTCCCGACGCCAGGTCGGTATGGTGAATACGGTCGTACAGCGACAGCCCTGAAATCGCCTTCAGTGCCGTGGGCAGCGCTTCTATGGCGTGGTGCGCATCACCCAGGGCTGTGCGCAACTCGCTGACGGTGTCGGTTGCCTTCGTGATCGAAACGCCGAACTGCTTTGCATTTTCAGCGGCCGAAATCATTGCGTCGCCGTCTTCCTTCGACACGCCGGAATTTCGAATGGCCGTTACGACGTTCTCGCGCTTGATCGCAGCACCGACAATGGGCCGCGCCGTAAGGCCAACGCCGCCGACAGCCGCGCGCACGCCGATGGCTGCACCGCCGATGCCTTCGGCAATCCTGATGGATCGCTTCTGAATTTCCATCAGACGCGTCTGCGCCTGGCGCGCTCGGTCAATCTGCGCCGTCAGCTTCGAATAGGAATTGCGCAGGCCGTCGACATCCTTGCCGGAACGGCCGAACTCCTGGATGGCGCTGCCAAGCAGTTTCTGGCGGCGCGTCAGGTCAGTGATGGTCCTGCCAAGCTCGCCAATCTTGCCTTTGACGTTGCCGAACGCAGAACCCAGCGTGCTGGAAACAGCACCGCCGATGGTGATGGTGGCGGAAAGCCGCTTATTCGTCGCCATAGGCGGTTAATTTCCTTCGGGTAGTCCTTCCAGCCACCAGATGAAGCGGGACTGCGTCATCCCCTGGATTTCAGCCAGGGACCAGCCGGTGTGGGATGCGAGCGACAACACCCCGTGCCGTATGTAATCCTCGCTCAGTCCAAAAAATTTCCGAACGCAGCCTGCAGGCGCATGTAGTCACGCATGGGCAGCTTGTGGATGTCGGACGGCGCGACAGTGCACAGGTTCGAAAACAGCGTGATTTCCTTTTCCTCGACGGTGCCTCGCACAGCGCTGCTCACCAGTTGGTCGCCCACGGTCGGTTCGCGCATCGTCAGATAGGACAGCTTCGCGCCGTTGATGTCGATGGGCCGCGACAGGGTAACAGTCACGCTGCCATCGTCATTGACCTTGATGTGTTCCGGTTCTTTCTTCGCCATCTTCTTCACCTGTGAAAATCATTTTGAAGGCTGGCCGGTTCTCTGCCGGCCAGGTATTGCGATTACAGGCCCAGCGCCGAACGCATCGCCTGCAACACGTCGCTGCCGTTAATCATGGCGATCATGTTTTCGACGTCGATTTCGGTCACCACTTTGTCGCCGTGCTGAAGCTTGTAGTAGTTCAGTTCCATCGTCGTTTTCAGATACGGGACGGTGCCAGGCTTCCAGTTGCCAGGGTCTTGCTCGGTGACCTTGCCCGTCATTGTCATGACGATGGGCGTCACGGTGCCGTCGAACGATTCGAGTGCGCCGCGAATGGTCAGCGACGTGCTGGAACCCTCGACCACGCCGAACAGCGCAAGCACGTCGGCGTCGTACGAAATCAGCGAGAAATCCGTAACCATGCGCTCCATACCGACGGTCACGGCGACAGGCGCAATCATGCCGCCGCCCCGGAATTCTTCCAGTTGCTGAACCAGCTTCGGCGGGTTCACGTCCTGCACCTGGCCTGCCATGCCCCGGCCGTCGACCCACAAGGTCAGATTCTTCAATACGTCGCGTGCGGCCATGTTGTCTTATGCTCCAAGTTTCAATGATTGTGACACAGGCGCGCTATTGCGCGCCATGCCCCATCAGTTCGACGGCGTCGTGCCGGTGAAAATCGTCTGAATGTAGTCGTCCACGATGTACGACTTGAACGTGATGTGTTCAGCCGGATAAACGGGCGTCAGGTCGAAGTTGAAGTAAATGTGGCCGTCCGTGATGTTCGCGTTCGTGTTCAGGTCGGGGTCAGCCCAGCACTTACCGCCCAAGATCGCACCTTCAGCCACCAGGCCGCGCAGATACGCGTTGACCTTCTCGATGACTTCCGTAACGAAATTCTTGGTGATGCCACGGTCCACCGCCCACAGCATCGCTGCCTGCACGCTGTCGTTCACGATGTCGGCGGTGCGCGTCACACACAGGAACATGCCCGACGTGGCGCGGTTTCCCCACAGACGGTAACCACTCTGACGAATGATCGTCGCGACGTATTTCTGGTTCAGCAGGTTGGCGCGCGAACTGGTGTCGCCCATCTTGAAATCGATGGCGCGGGCCGTCGCTTGCATGCCGCTGAACTGTTGGTTCGACGGCGATGCCCACCAGCCGTTCGCGTTATCGTTGCCAGCGATCAGGCCAGCAACGGCGGCGCTCGAATACGACGTGATAAGGTCGCCGCTGCCGTTCGTCTTAACGTACATCGGGTCGACCAGGTACACGCGGTCGCTGGCGAAGTCGCCTGCAGCCGCAATGGCGTCCGTGTCGTTCGTGTTCGGGCCGTCCTGTACGATGATGCTGCGCATACGGATGGCAATCGGCAGCAGGTCCGATACCACCGCGTTGCCTGCCATGCCCACAGTTGCGTTGAACGTTGCGCCAGTACCACTACCAGCGCCTGCCGGCAGGGCGAACGACGGGGCCGACGTGTAACCGCTGCCGGACGAAGAAATTGCCGTGGCCGTGACCTTTCCGCCCGACACCGTGGCCGTCGCGACGACACCGCTGCCGCCAGTTCCGCCAGTGGCAACCAGCTGATACGTGCCATCGGTGTAGCCGCTACCGGCCGACGCGATGTTGACAGCGATAACGCCGCCCGTCACGCGCTGATGCGTGAAGCCAGGCGCGATCAGGATGCGCGGCGCGAAGCCAAGCACTGACTGCGCAGCCAAGAGTGCCTGCAGGCCAAGATATTGGCCGGTGGTCGCATCAACGCCGCCCAGCACGTTCGCCAGCGTTTCGTTGTCGGTTGTGCCTTCCTCGACGCGCACGACGACGACGACAGCGCCGGCTTGTTTCAGGATAGAATCCAGCGCGTCGGGCAGGGTGCCTGCGCCGCTGGTCAGGTCGGTAACGGTCGTGTCCAGCTTGGCTGCGGTGGCCTGGCTGCCAGCGATCAAAACCGGGGTGTTGAGAGGAAATACGGATTCATCTGCGTTGGGGGCGGTGCCGACAATCCCGATGATGGACGTCGATACCGTGGTAATCGGGTTGGTGGCGGTAGCGCCTGTGACGACTTCTACGCCATGCAGAGAGGTATCGGTCATTGTGGTGTCCTAGGGCAC